CACCAGCCCGGCCTGAACCGCTTGCTGACCCATGAACACACGTCCATCGGCCATATCCTGCAGCACCGTTTCCGCGTCGGTGCCGCGATTGCGGGCCACCGTGTCCACGAAAACGCTGTAAATGTAATCGACTTTCGCCTGAATGTCCGCGCGGCCTGCATCGCTCAGCGGCGCGTATTGCGAGGAAATGCGCTTGTATGTGCCTGCCGTGATCTCCGTGGTCTTGACGCCAGCCGCGGCTTCCGCGCCGCTGTAGTCGATATGCGTGGCGACCACACCGATGCTGCCGACAGTATCCGTAGCGCCGGCAATGAACACCTTGCTGGCTGCGCTGCCGATCCAGTAGGCCGCGCTGGCCATCGAACCATCGGCGAGCGCGATGACCGGCTTCTGGTCACGCGCGTTGAACACGGCATCGGCCAGGGCCTGTGTGCCGTCGACCGTGCCACCAGGGCTGTCGATCTGCAGGATGATGGAATTCACAGCCGGATCTGCCAGCGCGGCGGCGAGCTGATTTTCGATGACCTGCATGCTGGTGCCGCCAGAAATCTGGCTCAGCAGATTCATTTTCTTGGAAAGCACGCCTTCGATCGGGATGATCGCCACGCCGTTTTCCACCGTGTAGTCACGCCGCTGGTTTGCGAGCGGCGCTCCGACGCGCGCTTCAACGTCCGCCAGGTTGATCTTTTCGCCGCGGCAATGCCGGGCATAGATGCCCTGCACTTCGCCGAACATTTCCGGAGTGATGGCCCAGGGGCCCTGAACGATGTCAGCGAGCTTCATGTCAATTGTTCTCCGGCTGGTCGCCTGGGGCGAGCTGGTCAGGGTTGGCATCCGCGGGATTTGCTGGCGCGGCGGCTGGTGCCGGCGTGGCCGGGCCAGGCTTGACCCCCAGCCGTTCCATGAGCGCATTCTCATGCGCCACGCGGCCCACCGTATCCGACCAGTCGCCGCCGGTCAGTGCCGTGGTTTCGTCGGTGCGCGACGTCAGCAGCAAGTCCAAGCGCTCGCGCGCGGCCTGCACTTCCTTCAGCGGGTCGATCTGGCCCGGGCTATCGCCGATCCATTCGGAGCCGCAGTACGCCATGCGCAGCGCCGGATCATCGAAGAAACCCGGGGCGGCGATGCGGCCACTGGCTACGGCCTCCTCAAGGAAGGCTTCATAAATCGGCTGGCAGAACATGGCGGCCAGCCAAGCCCGGCGGCCTTTGAAGAAGCGCCACGCCTCCAGCAGCGAAGCGCGCGCCGCCGAATAGCTGGCCGTGAAATGCTTGATCAGCAGTTCGAACGGTATCTCCAGCGCGGCGCCGATCTGTCGCAGGATCGCCTGAACAAATGGATCGAAGGCCGTATTCGGGCGGGACGGGTTTGCAAAATTGACCTTTTCGCCCGGCGCCAGGTCGACAATCGCGCCGGCGCCCAGCTTCATTTCCGAGCCAGGCGTCGCGGTGCTGGCCGGCACTCCCATTTCGGTTTCCAGCCCGTTGCCTTCCGGGGTTTCAACCATGACCGTGAACATGCCCGAGACAATCGCCGCGGTGATCTCCGCGTCCGTGTAGTTGCCCAGTTGGCGGAAAGCTTCCACCACCGGCGCAAGGTACGGGAAGCCGCGGGTCTGACCCGGGCGGCGCTTGTCGAACAGGTGCAGCACGTTGCGGCGGCCGCTCTTGGCGCCGAAAGCCGGGATGGTGTCCCAGGTGCCTTGCACCAGGCTGAACCCGCCAGGATGCTGCCGCAGGATGTCATAGCCTACCGGGGCGCCCATCGAATCCATCCGGACGCCGCCGGCCAGGGTATCGGTGTCGCGGGCATAGCGTTCATTGCATACCCGGTCAGCCTCGATCAGATGCACCTTGATTTCGTAATGAGAAACGGCGCGCGGAACCATCGGCAGCAGCGCGAACACGTCGCCCGACTCCAGCGCCGAACGGAAGGCCAGGGCCTGCATGGCGTAGAAGTCCAGCGTGCGCGCCGCATCGCAAGCGCTGGGGTTTTCGGCCCAGGCGCGGAACTCACATTCCGCTTCGCGCTGCCACTGCTGCGCTTCATCATCGGTCATGCCCAGCACTTCGGCATTCACGCGCGAGCGCAGGACAAGCCCGGTGCCGACTGCGGCGGAAACCACGGTATTGATGGCACCCAGGGCCAGCGGATTGTTACGGGTCAGATCGCGCGATCGGTCGCGCATCTTGGGCAGGTCATACAGGATGTCCGCATCGGCGCTGCCGCTGATGGGGTTCCAATTCTTGGTCGGTCGGCGATCGGTGCGGCCTGCCAGCCACTGCCCGGCAACGGCCGTCATCGAGCGTGCTTTCAGGCGCGCAAGGCCGCGAACCGGGTCAATCGATTCAATGATTCGATCCAGTAGGTTTGACTTGACCGGCGGCAGGTTGGCCATTTACTTGGGGCCCTTGTCGGCTTGCTTCGGGCGCGTGGTCGCACCCTTGGCGGTTGGCTGGTGTTCTGACCGGAGCTCGAAAGCCGTGAACGGGTAATAGCGGTGATGCGCTTCACCCGCCCAAGCCTCCCCCAGCAGTATCTTGCTGCAGGCCCAGTATCCGGTGATCGGCTTGCCGGAATCGCCGGCCGGGTCATAGGCCATGCCCGCGCCACAGCGGCAACGGTCGACGGCAGCGAAAACCAGCCGGTCGAAAATGGGGATGGCACGAAGCTCCTCGAGCTTTTCCAGGCAGGCCTCGCGGCGCAGCTGCTCGGCGCGCTTTTCGAGCGCCGTTGCTTCCTCGTACTTGGTGATATAGCTCACTCCGGAACCCCGTACCGGACGCGGGCGCCACTGCCGCCCCGGGAAAGCTGTGACACTTTCCGCTGCCAATAGTCAATATTGTTGCGGATCTCCGCGGCGTTCGCGCGGGTCAGGGAACGGCCGGCGATGCTGTAGGACTGCGACTGCGATACCGCGGCGTCCGCTTCCAGCCAGGCATCGAGTCGCGCTTGCGCCTGCTCCGCAGTAATGCCGGCCATATCCCTTCCCTCGGGGGAGAACTGGCGCGATTATCAGTTCGGCTTTACAAGCTGTCTATTAGAGTCTCACTGCATAATAAGGATGGGCATTGCATGGAAATGGCGAGCGCGGTAGGGTTCGGCTGCGAGACTTGCGCAGACCCGCCCCGTGCGGGGTGAGGTTGGGCTTAG